GATCATCAAAAGTATCCTATTGACGCTGCTGAAAAATCTACAAAGGCACGTAGAAGTTTAGGTATTGGTTACATTGGTCTTGCTCACTACCTTGCAAAGAAAGGTTATCATTATGACCAGAAACTTGCATGGCGACAAGTAGATAAGTTAACAGAAGCATTTCAATATTATCTATTACATGCTAGTTTAGACCTTGCAAAAGAAAAAGGTCCTTGTTCAGCATTTAAACAAACAAAATATGCAGATGGTATCTTACCTATTGATACATACAAAAAAGATGTTGACGAAGTTGTTAAAAGAGAATTTACTTATGATTGGGAACATTTAAGAAAAGAAATAAAAGAACATGGTTTAAGACATAGTACATTGTCAGCACAAATGCCTAGTGAATCTTCTAGTGTAGTTTCAAATGCGACAAATGGTATTGAACCACCAAGAGATTATTTGTCTGTTAAAAAGTCTAAAAAAGGACCTTTAAAACAAATAGTACCTGAATATTCTAAACTAAAGAACTTCTATACTTTACTTTGGGACATGAAAGGGAATGAAGGATATATAAATATCGTTGCTGTAATGCAAAAATATTTTGACCAGGCCATATCAGGTAACTGGTCGTATAATCCTGAAAACTATACAGATGGTCAAGTGCCTGTATCAGTTATGGCACAAGATTTATTGACTACATATAAGTTAGGGTGGAAGACTTCTTATTATCAAAACACTTATGATAGCAAGAAAGATGAGGATGAGCCTACCCACCCAATAGGGTTCCATGATAATGTTCCCGAAGAAACAAAGAAAGAAGAGGACGAGAATTGTGACTCGTGTACAATTTAATGAAGACCGTATTTAATAAAAAAACAGGTATAGACAATACAAAACAACCATTGTTTTTTGGTGAAGACCTTGCAGTACAACGATATGATACATTTAAGTATCCTATATTTGATAGATTGTGTCAACAACAATTAGGTTTCTTTTGGCGACCTGAAGAAGTATCTTTACAAAAAGACAGAAACGATTATGCTCAACTATCAGAAGCTCAAAAGTTTATATTCACAAGTAATTTAAAGTATCAGACAATGTTAGATAGTGTACAAGGCAGAGGGCCTTGTCTAGCATTTCTACCATTTGTAACTAATCCTGAACTAGAGGGTTGTATAGTTGCATGGGATTTTATGGAAACAATACATAGTAGATCATACACATACATAATTAAAAACTTGTATTCAGACCCTGCTGAAGTATTTGATACTATCATTGATGATCCAAAGATAGATGAAAGAGCAAAATCAGTAACGGCTGCATATGATAATCTAATTAATTTAGGTTACAAATATCAATTAAATCCTAAATCAGTTGATATATATGAGTTAAAGAAAGCATTATGGCTTGCATTAGTAACCGTAAACGTATTAGAAGGTTTAAGATTTTATGTATCGTTTGCTTGTTCATTTGCTTTTGGCGAATTAAAACTTATGGAAGGCTCTGCTAAAATATTATCATTAATTGCTAGAGATGAAAGTCAACACCTTGCAATGTCACAACAAATAATCAAAGCATATCTTACAAAAGAAAATGATAAGGTTATGAATAAGGTAATAAAAGATACACAAAAAGAATGCTACAAAATATTTGATGACGCAGTACAACAAGAAAAACGTTGGGCTACACATTTATTTTCACAAGGTAGTATGATAGGCTTATCAGAAAAATTATTACACCAATACGTTGAATATATAGCAAATAGAAGAATGAGAATGGTAGGGTTAGAACAAAGATATGAACACTCATCATCTAATAACCCATTACCTTGGACCGTACATTGGTTCAATAGTCGTTCTTTACAAAACGCACCACAAGAAACTGAAATAGAATCGTATGTTATAGGTGGTGTAAAACAAGACGTTAAAAAAGATCAATTTAAAACTTTCAAACTATAATGGCTAAAGAAGAAGATAAAAATAAAGTACAGATAAGTTGTCCTAATTGTGATGTAAGTTATTGGGTCAAGTGGGATGATGAAGACCATGAGCCTACAACATGTCCATTTTGTGGTGCTGATACTTCTATAGATGATGATGACGCAATCTTTGAAGATGATGAAGAAGAAGACGATTGGAATTGATTATAGTTTAAGCAGTCCTGCTATATGTGTATGTAGGGGTGCTTTTAAATTTGAGAATTGTAAGATATACTACCTTACAAATGTAAAGAAATATGAAGGCAACTTTGGTAATATAAATGGCAGACTACATCTACCCTATACCACCGAGCAACAACGACACGACCAGATATCCGATTGGGCGCTTTCTATTATTGATACTGCTATTGGTAATATTTTTATAGAAGGCTACTCGTTTGGATCAAAAGGACTTGTATTCAACCTAGCAGAGAATATGGGTACACTCAAACATAAACTCTATAAACTCAATAAACGATTTCAATCTATAGTACCAGGTCAGATAAAAAAGAATGCTACTGGCAAGGGTAATGCAGATAAGCTAAAGATGTATGAGCAGTTTAAAAAAGATACTGGTGTTGATTTAGTTAAAGAATTTGAACAAACCAAACTCAATAATCCAGTAACCGACATAGTAGATTCATATTATATCGCAAAATATGGGTACGAATCATAGATGTTCTCGTTTTGTTCTCATAATTATTCCTAAAAAGTCAGTAAAATCAACGTTTTTTGCGCTTGACAATTCCGTAATTTTATGTTAGATTATGTGTATCTATGACAAAAGAATACTTTAAAAGTTTTAATATCGTTTACAAAAGAGAATATAGAGATCCCGAAGCAGAATATGATACGTTCTGGTCTTCATCTACAATTTATAGAAACGTTCCTATATCTAAAATCAAATATTACAGAAAACAATTACTTAAATTCAAAGACTATATGAACAAAACATATAGAGAAGACGCTACTAATTTCACAGGTTCTACTGGTATTGAGATAGTATATCCAGATGAGTATTACCAAACATACGAAGATGTGTTCGGTCCTGAAACAGCTGCAGGTGATGACAATCTATTTAATGACTTCGGTCAGTTGTACAATGGCAGACAAGGCTTCAGAAAAGATTTTGATCCTGACTTCACAAAAAATTACAAAACTAAAAAGAAAAACCCAAATTACATATACAACTTAAATTAGGAGGACACTATGGCAAATGTAGAAACAGATGTATTTTATTTCAAAGATGATGTAGGTAAGAACTTATACAGAAAGAAAACTTACTACACACTTTGTATTGAACAAGACGTATTGGCAAACAACAAAGACGAGGCCGATCAGAAATTTTTAGATGGCGGTGGTATCGCACATAGTAAGATTACAAAAGATATTACAGACGCCAACGAAGGTGTTGAAACATTTATGGTTGACGCTAACTATACTGAATCAGATGATACAAAGTTTATCGGTAAAGTAAAATATGATACTGATACTTACAATCAGACACTTGACGAAGCAGTAGAGGCTGAAGATATACACATTGACACTTGGGCTGATGAAGATGAACCACACCAGTTAACTAAAATCAAATTAGTTGATGAAAAGGCAGAGTCAGATGTTGACGTGGCAATCAATTTAGAAAACGAAAGTAAATTAGGAAAATAATGAACGGATATTTTGCAGTACAATTAGATAAACAAAGTTGTAATGCTGTAAAGAAACTTGCTACAAAATTTATGCTAGTTTCAGATCACGTTACACTTGCATATAAACCTATCAAAAAAGTTTATGACAAATATGCTAAACTTGTAGGTAAAAAAGTGGGTGTGTACGTAAAAGGATATAGAGCAAACGATCATATAGACGCATTGTGGGTTGATGATATGGTATTATTAGACTCAAATAAGAGATTGAAAAGACACAATAAAGGTGCTGCTCATATTACACTATCGCACAAGAAAGGTTACAAATCAGGTGACGCTAACACTATGTTTACAAACCCTAAAGTAAACGATAAGAGATACGGATACGTAGAAGGAACTATAAGATATATTGATTATGACAAAAGATAAATGGTTAAAGATTAATAGAGAGTCATTTACTAGAACTCTCAAAGGATTTGAAAGACCTGACTATACATTAGATATAAATGGTCTACCAAGAAATTCTATACCTACAAGTGATAGAATATCTGGCGTATGTACTAAAGAGTCAAAACCTAAAG